GAGAGATTACTTAAAATTTATTTAACATTAGCCGTTCTAGTTTTAATTATGATTACTTCAATGGGTATCTATGGTTATCTATCAGCTGCATATCAAGAAACAGCTAATAAAGAGGGAATTACCCAAAAAGAATTAACTATTTTTGATTCCAGAATTGATAATTACAAACAACAGAAATCTTCAAGAGAAGAAACAGCAAGTTCTGTACAAGAAAGAATCACTCAACTAAACGAAGGTATTAATAATATTGAATATAGTTGGGTGGATAGAGATGGAGCAGGAGATCAAAGACAATTATTATCTACCCAGTTAGAGATAGCTAACGAGGAATATTTAAGAGTTAGTAATGATATCTCAAAATTAGATTCTACTATCCTAGCTTTAGAGAATGAAAGATTTGAAACTGAAATTAGCTCGGATGTAGCAGCTGAATTAGGACCTTTAAAATACATCAGTAAAATCTCAGGATGGAATATGGATAAGACAGTTAATATTCTTATTTTAATTATTGTATTTGTATTTGATCCTTTAGCAATATGTTTAGTATTAGCTGCTAATTTTGCATTCGGAAAAGCATTTCCTAAAAAACGAGAAAATATTTATGGAGAAAAAGTAGTTATAACACCATCACCTATTGTAGAATCAGAAGTAGATCCTGATGATCTCCCTGATCTTGGAGAAAAAAAAACTAATTCTATAGATGTAGAAATAGAAAAAATTAATGTTCAAATTGAAAATATTAGAAACTCTAATCTATCAGCTTTTAGACAAAATAAAAAAGTTGATACCCTTAACGAACAAAAACAAAATCTTCTTAATAAAGAAAAAAATAAAGAAGATGATGATCTAACTATAATTTATTAGGATATTTTAAATTTTTTTCGTATATTTATGTCAAAGTGTTAAATGCATTCTAAAGAGGTTATAGTAAAAAAATTATCACAATTTACCCCACTTAAATACAACCAATTTTACTGGTGGAGAAAATGGGGTCCTAAAAATAAACCCTTATTTAGTTCAAGACCATTATTAGATAAAATTAAAAACGGTGATTTTGATTTTAGTCTTTATTTTTGGCAAGCCTTATACGCTGAATTAGAAGCTAAAGAATTAGTTAAGGAAAGTATAGGTGCCCAAGGTGCCAACCCTAAACTTGCTTTAGCTATAGAACGTAAAAAACGTTTATGGCAGGATTTTGAACGTGATGAACCCCAAAAGCTCCAAACTCTACAAAAAGAATTCCTTAAAGAATTTAAAATGACTCGAGAAGAGTATTATGATCAAATTGAGGATTTTGGTGGAGACCTGGAGGAGTTTTATTATCGTTGTGAACAGTTATTTGATAAAAAACCTCGTAGTAGAAGGGGTAGACCTAAAAAATATAGTATATGATTAAAGTAAACCATGAGGTTCCATTTTGCCTACTAAATGCCAGTAAAAAGTTTAATGATTATGAGTTTTGCTTACCGCATCTTTTAGATCAAAATGAACAATACAAACAATATTTTCTAGATGCTAAGGAAGAGGGAAGGTATATTATTATGGATAATTCCCTTCATGAGTTAGGAACAGCTTATGACACAAATAGATTATTGTATTGGGTGGCAGAATTAGAGCCTGATGAATTTATTGTACCTGATGTATGGGAAAATTACAGTAAAACCGTGGTTAACGCTCGAGAATGGATCAATATTCCATTCCCTAAAAATACTACTAAGGTAGCAGTAATCCAATCTAATACTAGAGAAACAGTTAGTGTATGCACTCAAGTATTAAAAGATTTAGGTTATAAAAAATTAGCTTACTCATATGGTGCTAACCATTATAAGAAAAATAATCCAAATCTCCCAGATTACTTAGCAAAAGCACTTGGAAGAGTGGATACTATTTCGTACCTTTATGAACATGGAATGTTAACTGATTGGGATAATGTCCACCTATTAGGTACTGCATGTCCCTTTGAGTTTAACTTTTATAGTAAATTTAAATTTATAAAAACTATAGACACATCAAATCCAATTATGGCTGCACTGGAAGGAATAAAATATGATATATATGGTATTCACCCAAAACCAGAAGCTAATATGAATGATTATGCTGATGTTGAATTTTCTAACGTTAACTTAGATTTAATTTTTCACAATACCAATATGTTTAAAAAATATTTAAATAACAACCTATGAAGAAAAATGTTGTAATTAGTCTTTCTGGAGGGATGGACTCCTCTACTTTATTACTTAGATGTTTATCAGAATATGATCAAGTAACTGCTGTGTCTTTTGATTATGGTCAAAAACATAGAGTAGAACTTGAAAGAGCTCAATCTTTGATTGATTACTTATGTCAAAATGATATTGGGATTGCTAATAAATTGAAGTATAGAGTCATTAAATTAGATGGTCTAGTTGACTTATTAAATTCAGCTCTAGTATCAGGAGGAGAAGAAGTACCTGAAGGTCACTATGCTGAAGAAAATATGAAAGCAACAGTTGTACCTAATAGAAATAAAATCTTTGCTTCATTAGTTCAAGCAGTTGCCTTATCAGCAGCTAATACCAATGGTAATAATACTGATATTGCATTAGGTATTCATGCTGGTGATCATGCCATTTACCCCGATTGTAGGCAAGAATTTAGAGATGCAGATGATGCAGCTTTTAGAATTGGTAATTGGGATGCTGAAAAAGTAGGATATTTTACCCCTTATCTTGAGGGAGATAAATTTGATATCTTGAAAGACGGTGAAGTATTATGCAATGAATTACGTTTAGATTTTAATGAAGTATATTCCCGAACTAATACTTCTTATAAACCAATTCAAATTGATGGAGAATGGTATTCTGATTACAAATCAGCTTCTTCAGTAGAACGTATTGAAGCGTTTATTAAATTAGATAGACCCGATCCTGTAAGGTATGCAGATGAAACAGGAATAGTACATTGGACCAAAGCAAAATCCCACGTATTAGATGTTTTAAATAAATATGAAGATGAATAATTATAGATCAACAAAAATATATGATGGTTTTTCTACTTGTTTTAGACAATGGAAAGCAGTAGATACACACTGCCAATACCTCCATGGATATTCTGTTTCACTAAAAATCACTTATGAAGGTGATTTAGATGGTAGAAACTGGGTAGTAGATTTTGGTAGAGCAAAAAGATCTGAAGTTTTAATTGATGGTATGAATCTTAAAGATTGGTTAAATTATATGTTAGACCATACTGTTATTATAGCTGAGGATGATCCTTCATTAGAGGAATTCAAACAATTGGATAGTAAAGGAGTAATTCAATTAAGAATAATACCAGCAGTTGGAGCAGAAAAATTTGCGGAGTATTTTTACCATAAAATTAATGACTGGGTAAAAGAAGATACTTATAATAGATGTAGAGTAGTATCCGTAGAAGTTAGAGAACACGAAAAAAATAGTGCAATTTATGAAGTGCAAGAGGCTTAGATCTTACGAAAAACCATTACAAGTACTTGAACTGTATACAGCGGTTCAATCTGAGGGTTCTAGACAGGGTTATCCCACAATAGTAGTTAGAACTACAGGATGTACCCACAGATGTTATTTTGGAGAAGGAGGATGGTGTGATAGTTGGTATACATCAATCCATCCAGAAAAGGGTACATTTTGTTTTAATGATATTATTAAAATGTATGATGATAACCCTCATATTAAGGAAATGATGTTAACAGGTGGTTCACCAACTATGCATCCTGCTTTAGTAAATGAATTAACTCATTTTGCTCATGAACGAGGTATTTTTATCACCATTGAAACTGAAGGATCACATTTCTTGGAAACTGATTATCCTATTGATTTATTGTCTATTTCACCTAAGTTTAGTAATTCCATTCCTCAATTAGGAGCTATAACTCCTCTGGGAGAAGAAGTTACTGAAGTTATGATTAAAAAACATAATAGTAAAAGATTAAATAAAGAAGCTATTAAAGCTTCTATTGAATATCATAAGGATTACCATATTAAACCCGTATTGGATAAAGAATTATCCATAGCACCTGAAGTGGAAAAGTTTTTAAATGAATTAGAAATACCAAGGGATAAAGTATGGGCAATGCCCGCTGGAGATGATAGAGTATCCCTAATGGAATCATATCCAGTGGTAATGAATTTTGTGAGAGATAAAGGATGGAGATTTACTGGTAGAAGTCATATTATGGCTTTTGATACGGAAAGATGTGTTTAAAATAAAATAAAATATGGAAGGTAAAACTAAATTTGTAAAAAAGTATGAATGGGTAGGTGATGTTAAATCATATAAAGAACCCAAGGAAAATGAACATTCTATTAAGTATAATGAACCCAATAGGGAATATGATTCAAAATATAAACCTACTAAAGAGGATATTGAAACATTCCCAGATCTCCAAAATGGCCCATCTTCATTAATTCAGGGTTCCCCTGTGGAAATTCAACAAGTTGGAATCCATAATTTCAGATTACCTCTGAGATATAGAAAAAAAGATGGTGGTGAGATTGAACTTGAAACTAAGGTAACAGGTACGGTATCTCTTGAAGCACATAAGAAGGGAATTAATATGTCTCGTATTATGAGATCATTTTATGAGTTTAAAAATGATGTGTTTAGCATTGATAAGCTAGAAACCGTACTTTCAAGTTATAAGGATAAATTAAAATCGTTTGATGCTAAAGTAGCACTTAAATTCTCATATCCTATCATACAACCTTCCCTTCGTTCAGGATTAGAGGGTTATCAATACTATGATGTAACCTTGGAGGGTAATTTAGATAAAAGTGGTGTACTAAAAAAGATTATTCATTTTGATTTTGTCTATTCTTCAGCTTGTCCTTGTTCCTATGAATTGGCTGAGTTTGCCAGAAAATATAGAAATAAAGCTACTGTATCACATTCTCAGAGATCAGTAACTAGGATATCTATTGAATTTGATGAATTGGTATGGATTGAGGATTTAAAAGAAATGTGTGATAAAGCACTTCATACTGAAACTCAAGTAATAGTTAAAAGAGAAGATGAAATGGCATTTGCTGAGTTAAATGGTTCTTATCTTAAATTTGTGGAGGATGCCGCTAGGTTATTATATGAGCAGTTAGTGGAAGATAAAAGGGTTAAGGATTTCCGTGTTATATGTTCACATCAAGAGTCTTTACATTCTCATGATGCCATATCCGTTATTCTTGCTCCTGATAGTAAATTTTGTGCGGATGTACCTCATGAATTATGGTCTAGTTTAATTCATATTTCATAAACTTATTTGTAAAAATACTTGTATACCCCAAAAAGTTTTATTATATTTACATCATAAATAAAGTGTTATGTCATATTTCAAAAAGTTAATTAAACAAGAAATTAGAGAATCATTAATTCAACTACCATTCCAGGATGACCCTACAGTTTGGACAGAGGATTTGGCTAATAATATAGTATCTAAGTTTGAAAAACAATATGTTCCATTTGTTACGGAAGTAGAGGAATTTAATACTATAATGGGTAAGGAGTGGCAAAACAGAACCACTCCTACTATTGATAAAAAGGATGCTGAATTTGTTATCAACTTTATCCAAGAGGAATTAGATGAACTCCGAGAAGCAGTTGAGCAGGAAAATATTCAGGAAATATTGGATGCTATCTTAGATATCACTTATGTGGGATTAGGTAATGGTGCTCTAGTATTTGGATTAAAAGATAAAATTTGGGAAGCATATCAAGAAGTACAAGCTTCTAATTTATCTAAAATCTGTACTACATTGGAGGAGGCTAAGGAAACCGTTAAAGTACGTTCTGAGGAACAGGGTGAACCTTGCCATTATGAGGAAGTAGGAAGTAATTACGTAGTATATAGAACTAGTGATAAAAAAGTAATGAAATCAATTAATTATTTCCGTCCTGACTTATCAAAATTCTTTAATGTATAAAAAAGCATACGCTAAATTTATAGGTAAGAATAAGTATAAAGTTCATTTATGGACCGATTATGGTCATGAAGAAATAGAATGGACTAATAGAGCATATATTGAATGTGATAAGGGTTCTGCTACTCATAGAGGCTTAGATGGCGAATATTTAAAATCTACATCTAAATGGGATAGAGATACCCCGGGTTTACATTTCCATGATATGACTGCATATCAAAAATTTCTTATAGAGAAGTATGGTATAAATGATGAACCCTCTAAAACCCATAGAGAAGTATTTTTTGATATTGAAACTT